CTTCAAATAGTTCTCATTCTGCAATTGCTGCTATGTGTGAACGAATCCTGAAAAAGGGCCCCTTTGGTAGGGGTGAAGTGGACAAGGACTTTTTCGGTGTGTTCCGAAATTGGGTGCTGAGTAATCTTGAGATTCTAGGGCTCAAGAAAGGTTCGGTAGCTCCTGTCACATTTGCTGAATGGAATCAGCATTATCCCAAAGCACAACAAGCGATGCACGTTCGCGCGTTGGCTTCTTTGGGTTGTGGCGATTTTAATGAGCGTCTTGTAGATGAAAGAAACATGTTCACCAAGATAGAATCCCTTCCTAAGTCTACCGTTGATGGTGTTCCCAAGCTTGCCCCTCGAGGCATCCAAGGCGGCACTGCCCAACACAACGTTAGCACTGGACCATTTTGCAAAGCCTTCTCAAAAATGTTGGCAAAAGCATGGTCCGTTCAAAGCGCAAAAGGCCCGATGTATACATCTGGTGCGACTGCAGAGGACATCGGTGAGATGTACCGTACTGCCACCGAAAAACTTGCCGGAAATTTAGGCATATTAGAAGGTGACTTTGCCCGCTTTGATTCCACAATCCACAGAATGTTCCTTGAGCTGGAAGCAGACATATATAAGTATGTCGGGTGCTCGGATCAAGCTTATGCCGCGTTTTTATCGTGCATAGCTACGTATGGCCGTGATAAATTCGGCACTAAGTATTCTGTTGATGGTGGGCGTCATAGTGGTGACCACAACACATCCTGTGGCAATTCCTTATTACAAGGTCTTGCCATTCTCTTTTGTTGCGCGTTTTACGATGCGCGTGACACCGGTAAGTTATTATCTCCGGTTGAGATTGTTGAGAAGTATCAGTTGGCTTTGCCACTGTTGGGAGATGATAATCTCCTAATCGGTGATTTACATTTCATCGATACTATTCCCCTCAAAGGTCTTCTTGGGCTACTCGGTCTTGAACTTGAGCCCCAGAAGCATGTTGATCCAGATGCCAAATACAAGGCGTCGTTCTGTTCTTCCAGATTTTACCCTGTGGAAGGCGGAATGGTAGTACTCGGCCCAGGAATTGGCCGTGGTATTGCCAAGTCAGGTTGGTATGTAAACCCCCCTGTTGGCATTGATCTTAATCGTATGGTAAGAGCTGATTCTATCGGCCGCATGCAAGACAATAGTTTCATACCCTTTTTGAGATTCATGTGGAATAAGAACCATGAACTCACATCCGATGTGAAAAACGTTTATATGAGTCGAGAAATGAAACGTTCC